GGCCCGTCGTGGAATTCATGGATCGGGATGGACGCCATCGCGATGGCGCGCAACGCCATCGGGCTTTCGATGTCGCTGGAGCGTGGACAGAGCGAGGGCCAGAAGAACGGCCTTCAGACGTCAGCGGTCTACAGCGTAAAGGACAAGTTGGCGCCGGAAAAGTTTTCCTTCCTGTCGGCGTGGATGGATAAGCACCTTCCGGGCGGTGAGCGGGCCGGAAAGCCGATGATCCTCGACATGGATGCTGATTTGAAAAGCGTCCTGATGACTGCGGTCGATCAGCAGTTGATGGAAACACGGAAATTCCAAATCGAAGAAATCTGCCGATCAATGCGGGTTTGGCCCATCATGGTGGGTCACGCCGGTGACCAGTCTCCAACTTTCGCAAGCGCCTCCGAGTTCTTTCAGGCGCACAGGACTTACACGCTTGACCCGACCTACCGGCGGGTTTCGCAGAGCGCCAACGTCAACCTGCTCACCGACGATGATCTGCGGTCGGGCTATTACACGAAGTTCGTTGTCAATGCGATGATGAGCGCGAACCCGACTGAAAAGGCCGAATACTATTCGAAGATGCTCGGCTCTGGCGGGTCAAAGGGTTGGGGCACTCAGAACGAGGTCCGCGATTTCGAAGACATGGATCGCAGTGACGATCCGGAAGCCGACAAGCTGCCGCAGCCCGCTCAAGCGGCTGCACCGGTGGCCAAGGCTGATCCGGTGGACGTGCAAAAGTCAAACATCGGACCGGCCGAAGCCGTGCAGGCGATGGTCGATGCGGTCAAGGCGATGCCGGCTCATGTGATTAACGTCACCACGCCGGACATCAACGTCTCGGCGCCCGACGTCAACGTGACCACGCCGCCGGTGACGGTGACGGTTCACTCCGAGAAGCGCGGGGCAACCCGCAAGACCGTTGAATCATACGATGCGACAGGCCGCATCGAGTCGATCATCGAGCAGGAAATCGAGGATTAGGAATGCCCAAATCGACGGCTACATGCAATTCCCTGCTGGCGCTGATCTTCAACGCCACGACATGGAACCTGATCGCGGAGAACGACAGCTCGTCTCCCGCGACCAACCTTTATCTGTCGCTGCATACCGCAAGCCCAGGCGTCGGCAACGACCAGACCACGAACGAAGCCGCATACACGAACTATGCCCGTATCCCGGTGGCCCGCACGACCGGCGGCTGGGATGTGCCATCGGGCGGGGCAACGGCGAATGCTGCTCTGGCCCAGTTCGCACAGTGTGGCGTCACGGGTGCGACCATCACCCATGTGGCGATCGGTACGGCGGCAAGCGGCGCGGGTACGGTGCTATACGCCGGCGCCCTGTCGTCTTCTCTGGCCGTTGCAAACGGCATTCAGCCGCAGTTCGCTGCCGGCGCATTGGACGTGACCGAAACATGACCACTTACGAATGCAAGGAGTGCAAGGCACCCGTGACCATGGAAAATGGTACCGCGCGCAAGGCGTGTTCCTGTGAGGCACCGATCATCGCCAATCTGACCGCTGTGGCCTATGGCCGCTCCGCGATGTCACACGACCACAAATGAGCTTCGCCAACGTCGCAGCTCTCGGGGATATAGCGGAACAGGGCAAGTTCCTGACGTTCCGCAAAGTCCCGGCGGTCGTGACCGTTGCTGGCTCCTGGTACGATTACAGCATGGCGCCGGGCAATCCGGCGCCGCAGTATTACGCGGCCGCGCCTTTGACGGCCCAGACGCTCGCGAGATCGACGGACGGCGGGCTGCACCACGGGGCCAACGTATCGCCCTCGAAGAAGTATCTGCGACGCATCACGGCGATGGCCGTTGCGGCGGCGGGTGTTCCGCAGCGATTGTATCTGCTGGATTACCTGATGTTCTACCCGTTCGTCGACATGGGCACGACCGACGAACAGGCGATGACGAATACGCAGGTTCTGACCCGATCGACGGATGGCGACGGCGTCCAGATGATGGCGGTGCTGGTCGCGCCGCACAGCCTGGCAGGCGATACCTTCGTTGTGAACTACACAAATTCGGAAGGCGTTGCCGGGCGGGTGACGCCGCTGCATACGATGAACACCTCGGTCGCGGTCAACGGCACGCTGCTGCCAACGCAGCAGGCCGGAGCCCGCCGCTTCGGACCGTTCATGGCGTTGCAGGGTACAGACAGCGGCGTTCGCAGTATCGAGTCCGTGACGTGCACCAACGGGACCGACGTGGGGCTGTTCACGATGGTGCTGGTGAAACCGCTGGCTGAATTGACGGTGCGAGAGATCACCGCGCCGACCGAAAAGGACTTCTACCTCCAGTCCGGTGGCAAGCTGCCGCTGATTGAGGACGACGCCTATTTGAACTTCATCAGTTGCCCGAACGGTTCGCTCACCGGCGTTCCGTTGCTCGGCGACCTAACTTTCGCGTGGACCTGAATGGCTGGTTTTACGTCGCTCGACGACCTCATTTCAGAGATGACGGTCAACGGCAAATTCAAGCGGTCGGACTGGAACAAGCTGACGCACGCGGTCGGCGCGCAGGCGGCTGGTACGTGGTACGCGCTGGCTCACGCGACCGGAAATCCCGCGGCTATGACGCTGGGCGCGGTCGGCACCAACCTTGCGTTCCACAACGCAAATGACAGGCTGACCGGATCGATCCCGCACGGCGGCGATGTTGCTCCCGATATCAAGGCCATTCTGAATGCCTCGGCATTCTCCGCTGCGGCCACCTCGATGCCAGCGATTCTGATGCTGGTTGACATGCTTGGCTGGTATCCGGTCACGACGACGACGACGACGGGCAACCAAACGCTGGTGAACTCCAAGACGTTCACGGCGACCGCCGCGACGCCGACGGTTCTGACGATTGCAGCGGGCTGGGATATTCAGCAGGGCACGCCGCTGCGCTTGACCAACTCCGGCGGCGCGCTCCCGACGGGGCTTTCGACGAACACGACCTATTACTGGAACCGAACGGGCGCCACGACGGGCAACCTTGCGACCTCGCTCGCCAACCTCGACGCAGCGACCTATGTCGCAGCGTCCGACACCGGAACCGGCACGCATACGGCCGCGGTCTATCTTGGCGATCGGGCGCCATCGCACGGCGCTGGCGTGCAGGCCTTCCTGACGCCTTCCGTCGCGCTCGGCGCTGGCACGCCGAACATCCAGTTGACGTACACCAATCAGGCGGGTGTCGGATCGCGGGCGACGCCGACCACGCTGCCGATTTCGAACGCATCGGCGCCGATCGGGCAGATCGAGTATTCCGGCACTGGCGCCGGCAAGTTCGGACCGTTCGTCCCGCTGCAGGGCTCCGATTCCGGCATCCAGAAGGTCGACCAGTTCAGCTACAACGTGACGCACACCTCGGGCACCACGAACATCGTGCTGGCCCGGCCGCTGCTTACCCTGCCCATGACGACCATCGGCGTTGCGGCCGAACGTGATTTGCTCAACCAGATGCCGTCCCTGCCGCGCGTTTTTGATGGGGCCTGTCTGACATGGCTGATGTACGCGGGCGCGGCTACACCGGTCGCCAGCGCGTTCTACGGCCACCTCGACACCGCATGGGGATGACATGCTGATCGGGAACTATAGCGTCCTCTCCAAGCATCCCGGCCGAGACATCGGCGGCGGCGCGACTGGACTAGGATACAACCGCGGCGACTGGCCGAAAACCAGCATGATGCGCGGGGCATTCACTTCCGGCAACTGGAGTGCCAAATCTGGCATTCCTGACGGCTACCGAGCGCCCTATGCCTGGATGCTGCCGATCAAGCCGGGAGCAATCTCGGCGCGCAACAGCATTGTTGGCGCCGGCGATCTCACCGCGGCCGTGGCCGGCGGTCTGAACGCCGAAGCCGACCTTACTGGCTCGGGAGACTTGGATGCGACCGGCCAGCTCATCATTTCGATGGTGGCTTCGCTGGTTGGCTCCGGTGACATCACCAACGCCGACGCTGTGGCGTTCCTACAGCTCGCAGCCAGCCTCGCTGGTGCGGGCGATATCGCGGCGTCCCTCAACGCGCTTGGGGCCGCTGCGGCGGCTCTGTCGGGCGATGGCGAGGCTGCGGCGACCATTAACGCGCTTGGCACCCTGGCGGCGTCCCTGGTGGTCACGGGTGATGCGCTTTCGACGGCCAATGTCGCCGATGCCATTCTCGACGCGCTGAATGGCATCGAGCAGGGATTGACCGTGCGGGAAGCCATTCGTCTGATCGCAGCGGCGACGGCGGGCAAGGTAAGCGGTGCAGGAACGTCTACGGTCACTTTCAGGTCGGCCGAAGCCGACGATCGCGACCGCATCATTGCAACGGTGGATGGTTCCGGCAACCGGACGGCGATCACGACCGATCTGACGGATTAGCCGATGTCAAACGACTTCTGGTCGAATGGCTATTGGGACGAAGGTTACTTCCCCGACGGGTACTTCGGGGTCGATGTCGATGCGCCGCAAGGCTCGATGGTTGCCAGTCTCTCCGGGTCGGCCAGCCTGGCGGCCAGCGCAGGATATGTCGCAAATCTTGCAGCGAACCTGGCCGGTTCGAGCGATCTTGAGGCGGAGATCACCACCCCGCAGGTTGCGGCGGCTGGCGGATATTCGAGGCAGTACCGTCGCGGCAACGTGGTCTCGGCGCCGCTGCCGGCCCGCGCGATCATCGCCGAAATTTCGGCGCAGATTGGCGGCTCCTCGGTAACGACGGCAAAAGCGACGGCAACCGCTTCGTTGTCATCCGAGATCGAGGCCGGCGCTGCGGTTTCGGCAAGAGTTGAGTCCGTTTCATGGGTCGCGCGGGACAACGCGCTCTGGTTGATCGCCGCCTGATGGAGAAATCGAAAATGGACCGCTTTCGCTTCGACATGGAGGTCAAGTTTGCTTCCGACAAAACGGGCGTTTTTTCCGGCTATGGCGCCGTGTTCGGCAACGTCGATTCCTACGGTGACGTGATCGAGAAGGGCGCCTTCAAGACCACGCTTCGCGAGTGGGAAGACAAGGGAAAATATCCCCCGATGCTGCTGCAGCACGGCGGCGGGATTTTCGGCGGCGGCGCCGACGATCTTCTGCCGGTCGGCAAGTGGACGTCGATGGAGGAAAACTCCAGGGGCCTCAAGGTCGAGGGCGAACTCTTCGCCATGGGCACCGAACGCGGCCAGTACATCTACGAGGGCCTCAAGGCCGGCGCGCTCGATGGCATGTCGATCGGTTACCAAACGATCAAGTTTCGCAACGGGGCAAAGGCCGGCGAGCCGCGGCGCTACCTCGAGCAACTGAAGCTGATGGAGCTGTCGCTGGTCACGTTTCCGGCAAACGACAAGGCTCTCGTCAGCAACGTCAAGTCCGATTTCGATCCGCGCGAACTGGAAGCAATGTTGCGTGAGGCCACATTGTCGCGCAGCGACGCCGTGAAGGCGGTCGCCACTTTCCGAAAATGGCTCCAGCGCGATGCTGGTGTTCCGGCAACTTCTCTTCGGGATGAAGACGAAGCGGGTCTGGCGGCGATCATTCGCCGCAACATCGCAAAACTCAACCCATAAGGAATTCAACCATGTCGGAAATCGAAGACCTGCTCAAGCAGCAGGGCGAGGCGTTCGAGGCGTTCAAGGCCTCGCACGACGAGCAGATCAAGGAATTCAAGACCAAGGGCGGCGCCAACGATCCGGTTCTGGTCGAGCGTCTCGGCAAGATCGAGAAATCGCTCGACACCGCCATTGAGGCCAAGACCGCGATCGAGGCTGCGGTTAAGGCAGAGAAGGCCGAGCGCGAAGCGCTTGAACTCAAACTCAACCGCTTGGGCCTCAAGAACGACGCCAGCGGAAAAGCCGAGATGGAGTTGAAGGAATTCAACACCATCCTGAACGCAAACGCGATCGATCGCCGCCGGCCGTTTACCGCTCTCGATGAGAAGGGTTACGGCGACTATAAGTCGGCGTTCGACCGTTTCGCGCGGGAGGGTCATCAGGCACTCAGCGCAGACGAAGTGAAAACGCTCTCGGTCGGGTCTGATCCCGACGGCGGCTACTTCGTCACCCCGGACGTCACCGGCGGCATCGTCAAGAAGGTCTATGAGACCAGCCCGGTTCGCCAGTATGCGAGCGCGCGCACGATCTCGACCGACGCCCTTGAGGGTATCGAAGACCTGGGCGAGGCGGGTGTCGGTTACGCCGGCGAGCATTCGACTTCGGGAGATACCACTACGCCGCAGGTCGGCGAGTGGAAAATCCCAGTGTTCAATCTCGACACCGAGCCGAAGGCCACTCAGAACCTGCTCGATGACGCCTCCGTCAACATCGAGGGCTGGCTCATGGACAAGGTCGGCGGCAAGTTCGGCCGTTTCGAAAATTCCGAGTTCGTCACCGGCGCCGCGAACAAGATCCGCGGCTTCATCAACGGCTACCCCGTGGCCGCCGATAGCGGCTCCGGCGTGGCTTGGGGTTCCATCGGTTATCTTGCCACCGGCGTCTCAGCAGACTTCGCTGCGTCCGCCAAGGGCGACAAGCTGATCGACCTGATGGGATTGCTCAAGAACGAGTACCTCATCAATGCGGCGTGGTTCACCCGCCGGTCGGTCATCACCGCGATCCGCAAGTTCAAGGACGGCCAGAGCAACTATCTCTGGCAGCCTTCGTTCGTTGCCGGCGTGCCTGAGACGATCATGGGCTATCCGGTTGTCCGGATGGAGGATATGCCCGCGCTCGGCGCGGACAGCCTGTCGCTGGCGTTCGGTGACCTCAAGCAGGCCTACCAGATCGTCGATCGGCAGGGCATTCGCGTGCTGCGCGACAACCTGACTTCGAAGCCATACACGAAGTTCTACACCACCAAGCGCACCGGTGGCGGCGTCGTGAACTTCGAAGCCCTCAAGATCCTGAAGTTCGGAACTTCCTGATCTGACGCATTGACCGGCGGCTAATCCCGCCGGTCGCCTTCCTGCATCTCCCTCAATCAAATCGAAAGGAACGCTTCAATGCGTGACATCATGAATGGGCTGGACCTCAAGCGAGCGATTTCGCCGCAGGCCGCTCGCACCGACAATACCGCGATCGTTTCGTCTGTGGCCGATCTCAATGGCTACGATGGCTGCATGCTTGCAATCAACTCCGGCGCCAACACCGATACGACGGTGACGTTCGCGGTCCTTATCGAGGACAGCGACAACAACTCGGACTATGCCGCGGTTGCCGATGAGTATCTCAACGGCACCGAAGCATTGGCCGGCTGGCAGTTCGACGACGACAACGAACTGCGAAAGATCGGATACACCGGCATCAAGCGCTATGTCCGCGCCACGATCACGCCGGCCACCAACGACTCCGGGAATATTTTCGTGTCGGCAGAGTGGGTGCTTCGCCCACTGCGCGCACCTGCGGCCAACCCTCCGGCCTAATGATCTGGCGGCGGGCTTCGGCCCGCCGTTCCTCCTGCGCCTGGTTTCAGCATGTATCGTCCCTTCCTGGTCACGCCCCCATCCATCCTCCCCGTCACATTGGCGGAATTCAAGGAATGGACCGATATGCCGGCGGCTGCGACCGACAAGGACGGGCCGCTGACGCTGGCATTGTCAGCGGCTGTCGGGCACGTCGACGGCTGGACGGGAATTCTAGGCCGCGCGCTGTGCGAGCAGACATGGCGGCAGGACTTTGACGGCCTCTCGTTGCGCTGCATGCGGTTGCCGCTGTTCCCGGTGATCTCGATCACCAGCGTGAAGTATAAGGACACCAGTGGTGCCGAGCAGACGATCGACGCCGCGAATTACACCCTACAGACAGACGATCTCGGCAGCTATGTGCAGTTTCTGTCGACCTACACATCGCCTTCGCTGTGGACTGAGTTGCCGCGCGCCAGCGTGACGTACAAGGCCGGATACGCGAACACGGGAACGGTCGAGGCCCCGCTGGCAGGCAATGTGCCGCCCCCAATCAAGCAGGGCATCGTGTTGCTGGCCCGGCACTGGTTCGACAATCCAACCGCTGTTGTGGTTGGCGTGGCCGCCCAGGCGATGCCGAAGGGTGCTGACGCGCTGCTGTCGCCCTATGAGAGGAAGCGCTTCTGATGCAGCGCCGCTATGACCGCTACATCACGATCCAGCGCAAGACCGTGACGCAATCGGGCTCTGGCGAGGAGATAGCGACATGGGCCGATATCGCACGAAATATTCCGGCGTTCGTGGCGCCGACCAAGGGCAATGAGAAACGCCAGTCGCCGCAGGACGTCGCCGAGCAGGAGGTCACCTTCACGATCCGGTTTCATTCGGTCCCGAGCGCCTCGCGCCCGATCGCGCCGGAGGATCGTATCCTTTATCCGTCCGCCGGGCTTGCCAACGACGTGCAGGCGCCGGCAGCGAACCTGATCTACGACATTGTCAGCCCGGATGAAGTCGGCCGGCAAGTCGATCTTTCCATCAAGACGATCCGCCGCGCGGACGTGACGACATGAAGGATATCCGGCCTGCGTTGCGAGCATTCCTTCTGGCGGATGCAGGAATTGCTGCGGTCGTTGGGACGCGGGTTTATCCGATCAAGATTCCGCAGGGTATCAACGCAGCCAGCATCGTCTACACGCGCATCTCGGGCGCGGGCGATTATCACATGGGCGGGCCGTCGGGACTCGCCATGCCGCGATACCAGTTGGATTCCTGGGCGCCGACGGCTGACGCCGCAACCGCGCTGGCGAACCTGATTAAAGACCGCATCAGCGGCTTCCGTGGCGTTATGGGCACCGGCCCGATTGCCGTGACCGTCCAGGGCGTGTTTCTCCTCGATGAACGGGAAGACTACGACGACTCGCCAAAGCTCCATCGGATGAGCCGGGACTACGCGATCGACTTCGAGGAGTCGTGAGGTGGCCTTCAGCCGCACCACGGTAAAGCTCGAAGGGCTTAAGGAATTAAACGACGCCTTGGGGGACTTCTCCAAGGCGACAGCCGGGAACATCCTTAAGCGCGCTGTCGGCACGGCCGGCGCCATGTTTGCCGAGCACGCCAGCGCGATCGCACCAAAGGATACCGGGCAGCTCAAGCGCGAAATTAAAGTCAGCAAGCCGAAGATCATCACGCCGGGAAAGGCCGCATACGCGCAAGCGATGCGCGAGACGGGAGACAAGGCCGAGGCCGCAGCCGCGGCCCGCGCGGCCAACAAGTCAGCCGGTGGAACAGGGCGTTCGGCGGTCACGCACGTCGGCCCGACCAAGAAGGCCGGGCAGGGCATGCTGCAGGAATTTGGGACGGCGCACCACAGGGCGCAACCGTTCATGCGCCCGACATTCGACGCCGACGGCGGGAAACTGGTCGACGTGATCCGCGACACGCTCGCCGAAGAAATCGACAAGGCCACGAAGCGCGCAGAGCGCAAGGCCGCACGGCTCGCCGCCAAGATCGCGGCTGGAAAGTAACCCCTAATCCCGCCGGGGCGTGGCGCGGGGCATCCCA